AAGCTGGAAGGTTCCGCGAAGAACGAATTCCGAAGCAACAACCGTTTCAATGTCACTAAAGGCCATGACTTTTGGAGAGACGGGGAGCTTAACTTCACACCAAGCGTCGAGGGCACTTGCAAGGTAGATAACTCTTATCGGACCGGTTTCGGCCCGTGCGTAGCACACACCGGAGTTATCTATTGCAAGTGTGATACTTGTGTAAAAATGGCATTTAGGAGGCTAACACAAAGGAGAGAGCCCACCGCCTTGCGCGTTCAATACGCGCTTGACGATGGTCACGATCCTGATGAGTTCGCCGCCAATTATGACGATATGTTGATGCAGAATCAGAACAGATTCTGGGAGAAGAATCAACACATCCGAGATACACTTTCGAAGATGTACTCGCCCCACTTCGCTGAGTGGGAGGGTATTGAAAACGAAGCTGAGCTACACTACGACGACCCCCACACCAAGAGGTTGTTACGTGTTCAAGCTTGGAATGAGCTTAACGAGGACGGAGTACGCTACAAGAAATTGTGGCTGAAAAAGGTCTTGTATAAACTCAAGTGTGATGAAATTGCCAAAGTGGGGAAAGTTCCAAGGATGATCGGTGACCTCGGGGTTGCTGCATCTTTGCAAGGATTTCGTTTGACCAAATGTCTGAAAGAGGCACAGGAGGTCGAACCTTGGAGTTTGAATGGTGGACAGATTCATTTCTGTTCATCACCAAACCCCAGTCAACTGGATAGTGTGTTCGCCAACCTTCTTAGTCCCGAAGGTAGGTTTTACATGGCATACTACTCAGATGATTCCTGCTTCGCATTTCGACATCGCGGCGTGGTTCGGTACTATAACCTTGACATCTCCAAATGTGACGCTTCCCACGGGAACGCCATGTTTGTGACTCTTGTCAAGGTTCTACCGCCACACCTACATGCCGAGATGCAACTGTTGGTAGATCAGTGCAAACTACCTATTGTGATTCGATCGGAGAACGGCTTGAGTGAGCAAGTCTGTGGGTACTTCAATGACCCCACTTTGTTCTCTGGTTCGACCATCACGACCGCCATCAATAATCTTGCTAATCTCAGTGTCGGTTACGCGCTCTCTTCCGTTGAACTTGAGGACCGTGACTACAGCGATGCTGAACTTAGCAAAATTTTTGCTCTGGCCGTAGAAGAGACTGGATACATAGTAACAGGTTTTACTGGCGATGAACGCTGCCAGAAACCCGAAGACTTACAGTTCTTGAAGCACTCCCCCGTACACGATCTACAAGGTGTTTATCGTGCTGTGAAGAACCTTGGCGTCCTACTCCGTGCGAGTGGTACGTGCAAAGGGGATCTTCCCGGCCGTAAAAACCTTGGGATTGTGGCCCGCGCCCGGGAGTTCCAAGCTGCCCTTCTCCAAGGGATGTACCCAGATACTTCATTTCCTTTCATTGAAACTATGAAGGATGTCGCTGGCCGCAAAACCAACCTGCGAGCCACCGAGATGGTAGAATCCGAACTTGCCTACAAGATTGGTCACCGCGATAAAGATGCTTTCTTCACTGACGAAGATATCTTTAGGCGCTATGATCTCAATCCAGACGAGTTTGTTGATCTCCTGGAATTCAGCCGAGCCGGCGCCTTCACCCACTGTTCGAACAGCTTTGTCACTAAGATCCTAGACAAAGATTACGGACTGAAAGCGCTCGCCTGGCCTGACCTCCGGTAGACCACCATCATCCTAGCAGAACTTCTTCTTCTCGTTCTGAAGCACTAGGTGGCCCCACGGGCCAGAAAAACGTTGGCATTCTTTTTGAGACGTAAGAC